CTTATATGCCTGCTGAACAAACATTACAGCAATTCGGGCCAATTCCTTCTTTGTCTCCAGTTCATATATGATCTTCTGCACCTTCTCCGAGCCCAGCTTCTTCTGTATCCATGCCACCAGGTATACTACAAGTATCGGCACTAACACCGCAATAATGTCATACAACAATCTCAAAACCGCATCATGCATCTTATTTCCCTCCTTTCAGTTTTTCGTATAGCTTTGCTAACATTGTAGCTACTTCCGCTTTTGTAGCTGGCTTGTCTGGATAGAAGTATCCTTTTTCATCTCCCTGCACAATTCCCAAATCGTACAACTCTTTTATATACTTATACGCCCAATGTGTCTGCGGTACATCTTTCATGCCTTGCACCTCCTTTACTAAAGGCATTCCAAAGAAAAGCAATATACCGTTAGCTATGCCTACTGCACACTTCCTTTGGAACGCCTTGTTTTTAAGTAATACCTCTTCCTCGGGATTGCTAATAAACGCCAACTCCACCAACACAGCTGGCATTTTTGTATACCTTGTTACGTAATACTTACCCTGCTTAACTCCTCTATCCCGCAACCCGATTTGCTTCACCAACTCCGTCTGAATAAACTGTGCTAAAGTCTTGCTTTTGGCGTCTTTCGGATAATACCATGTTTCTGTTCCATGGGCTGTTCTATCATTTGACGCGTTGCAATGTACCGACACAAATACATCGGCCTTGGAGTTATTCGCTACATCACACCTTGCTTGTAGCTCATTTGGTTGCTTGGCTGTTCTCACATCTTTATCGCTATCCCTTGTCATTACCACTTCCACGCCCGCATTTTTAAGCACATCCCTGAGCTGTAAAGCAACCTGGAGCGTAATATCCTTTTCTTTCGTCCCGAAATACCCTACAGCGCCAGGTTGAGTACCACCATGGCCAGGATCAATGCACACCTTCATCGTTGCTCCCTCCCTTCTTTGTCTCTTCTCTCTTTATTCCTGCTAATGCCCACAATTCACCAGTGGTAAATGCAAACCAACTCGCTATTAACGTTGATGGCTCTGACCCAGTGTGCCAATATATCAATAACACCGCCACCACAAACGCCGCATTTAACAATATCACCCATCGCACTACTTTTTTAGAAAAACGCTCTTCAGTCATCTTTCTCATCTCTCGTCCTTGCAAGTATCTCGTCAATTTTTGTTTCTTGCCTTGCCATTTGTATTTCAATTTGGTGTAATACAGCCATCAACTCTCGCAACGCCTTTGTATTGTTATCAATCACAGCAACCAATTCCTTGCTATTATCAGCAGGCTTAGGATTGCTGATAATCTTCACAAACACGTAACCAAGTATGGCTATTGCAAAAAATGCAATACCGTATTGAGCTATTTCTGTCCCTGGCATCCTGCACCTTCTTTCACACCTCTATCCATTGCTGACCATTTGCCACATCAAAAATGTACAGCTTCTTCTCATCTATCCGATAAAACAACATGAACGGCTCTGGATTATCTGGGAAAATACGTCCAGCTAAAACGACTGAACCTTCACCGCGCCGAACTACCTCTTCATCGATGATTAAAAAATTCTCATTGAACGCTTCCCTACTCACTTTGTCTGTTCCAGAAAAAAGTCTCAATTTTAACCTCGGAGTAAACTCTGCCATGTCTATTTCCCCCCTTCTAATTCCCTAATCAATTTTACACTACGATAGCCAGCCTTTGCAAGGAAGGATAGAAATATCGGATTGTACTTCTCTGGCTCTTCCTCAATATCGAGTTCTTGTAATCGGTTAAACAGCCCCGTAAATATCAACTTTGTAGCCATGCAAGTATCCTCTGCTGGCCTGTCAAACTTACCCCAATAATCCCACGACTTACCTGGACAACCTCCCATGCATTCCTCGTAAAATGGGCATGGCTTACAATATTCTTGCTTTGCCCTCTCTTGCTCCACAAACCGCTTAAAATTCTCATGCTCATAAATCTCTTTTACGTCGCTGTAATCATGTACATTACCGAAATACACTTCCTTTGTCCAATCTCTTCCACACGGCATTAAAGTACCATCAGGATGTATCCCGAACCACCTACCTACGCAACTGCTATGCTCACAAAACGACATGCCGTATCCAATCAAACGCCCAAGCCACACCTCCAACAACAATGATGGCCTCGGATTGTTTTTGTCCACAATCCAATAATCGAAAAATCGTAAAATGCCTTCTGCCATCTTCTCAGCGTCTACGTTTCTCGACTGCTCATTACTATGTGCATGAAACTCAAAGTTCATTTGCACTTCCACATTCAACCGCTTGAAATACTCATACTCGTCAATTATCTGTTCCACATTCTCTGGCATGATAACTTGTATGACACCGAATGGAATTCCCGCTTCCTCCAACATCTTAAAGACATGCATCAGCCTGCCCGTGTCTTTTCTGGTTAACTCATTCTTTATACCGTCAAAGCTAAGGCCTGGCCTTATTCCAAACTCCTTAAAGAACGCTATCGCATTCTCGTCAATCAACGTCCCATTTGTCTGTATCTCAATCCTTACATTATCATCAATGCCACGAATAATGTTTGACGCTTCCCTCAACCAATCTACACCCATAAGCATAGGCTCTCCGCCATGCCAGATCCACTCCCGAACTCTTCCCTTAAATAACTCAGCTGTCTTACGCACTGTATCTAAAGTCATATCGCCCCAGCTACCTCTATTTATCCTGTCGTAACAGTATGGGCAAGCTAAATTACACCTATGCGTAGGCTTCACTATTAACGTTATATCCCGCATAATCCCGTCCCCTTCAACAAGTGATTTGGCCTAAAGCCATTTTGGGCTAAAAGCGTCAATGCCACAGGATTCTTATAATCCTTAAACGACAACTCCTCCATCGCCTCAAATATCGCACTTATAAATGCCGCTCTTTCATAGCAATCCTCTACCACTGGAGCATATACATTTCCCGCTTCTAACGAATTCACAGTGCACCCTCCTTGGCATATATCCACAAACGGACACCCCTTTGCTTTGCATTCCTCTACTCTCTTATTTTTTGCTTCTTTCAACACCTTACGCCACTCGCTATTGAACAACTCTTCCACCGACCCGAAATCGTCAAGCTTCCCATCAAACCAATCGAACCACCTATCACATACCGTTACTTTGCCATCTGCGGTTATCGAAATGAAATTCTCAAAACAATCGCCCGAAAACATGCACAAGTAATGGCCATTACCTAACATATACGGTATGAACTCCTCGAAATTCCTCACCCGCACAGGCTCTTTATCCAACGCCCATGTAATAAACAAATCATACACCGCCTGCTTATAATCCATCGCTAATGTATCAGGTAAATATCCAGTCCTCGGTGATGGGAATACAGTATTAAACTGCCAGTACTTCACTCCTACCTTCTTCATGTGGTCGTACAAGTTTACAAGGCTATCTGCATTATGCTCTCCTATTACGGTTATCACACCAAATGTTATTTTATTAGCGTTCATTTTATCAATTGCTCGCTCCACTTCCTCGGCGTGGCCTCTGTATTCCTGCTGGTACATTCCATCGTACGAAATAGACACGCTCATTTTGCCTTCCTTCAAATACTCCAACCAAGCGTCTGTACCAAACAGCACTCCATTACTCTGCATTGAAATATCCTTTATCCCGTGGTCGTTTAAGAACTTATTAGCTTTACGGTAATACTCCACACCCATCATTGTCGGCTCTGAGCCATGCCAAATCCATATTACATGCCCAGCACCTTCTACAAATTTAACGGCCTTTTCTAACAACTCCCAGCTACTATCAGCATTTTTCGAGTAATCCCTTGCAAAGCAATACTTACAATTAAGATTGCATCGCTCCGTTACACGAAACAGAACCTTCACTAAGTCAGGCATCTTTCAACCCGCCATTCGCAATTTGGTCAAACAAATCCTTTATTAAGTGTTCCTTGTTATATTCCAATCTTTCCTGCCACTGTTCTTTGGTTAGCCCAGGCTGGTCAAAGAACCAAGCGTCAATATGCCTGCTCCTCTTCTCTTCTCTATTGTTATACTTCCGAAACAGCTTCCACTCTTCCAAATCAAAGTCCGACGGTAAAAATTCTACGCTCATCGTCTCACCTCCTTAATGCCTTACATCCACAACCGAAACGTGTAAACTCATACACTGGACAACTCCCGCATTCAGCTCCAGACATACTCGGCTTTGCTCTTTCTTCCTGCCGAAAGTAATCAAATATCTCTTGTGCATTCTTGTGGCTTCCAATATTCGTCCTCATCTCTGGCATACCGAAACACCTTATTACTGTTCCATCAGGCATAACGTCAAGCACAGGCTTGCACTCTATCTTATCAAATATGCCAGGCGTATTTGCTCCAAGCTCGAATAACTCCTCTTTACTAAACAGACACAACGGAATAAATGAACAATCAGGCCCAACATAAAGGCCTTCTTTTCTCGCTTCCCTGTAAATCTTCATTACAACTTCCTTGTACGGCTTGTAATACTCAAATACCGCCTTATTCTTTTCTTCATGCGTCGGAGCTACAACGGACAACCTCAACACCCTCTCAACTCTATACTTTCTCGCCAAATCGAAAATAAAATCAAACTGCTGGTTGTAATCGTAAACATTCAACCCTAATGTTATATTCACTGGTGAATTGCTAATCGTGGCTAAATTCCGTTCTATCCTCTCCCAAGCCTTAACACCTACCACATCTGGGCTGTTTACGTTAATCAATACCCCCACCCTTTTCACAAAGCTTGCCATCTTTAACGCCATTGCTACGTCATCGCTAAATGTTCCATTACTAAACACCAACACCGCATTAAAGAAATCATCGTTAATAACCTTATTCAGCAACTGGACAAACCTCGGGTGTAAGGTAGGCTCGCCACCTATCAGTCGCACTTCTCTTTCATTACTAACCTTCAGAAAATTAAGAATGTTTGCAAATTGCTCATCTGTAATCCAATAGCTGTCTTCCTTCCTTATCTGCCACGCAAAGCAATATGGACAGTTCAAATTACACGCATTTGTTAACGCTACATTCATAAGCTCTCCTCCTAATGAATATCGCTATGGTCGACATACTTCTCATACGCTTGGTTTACATGATTAGAATAAACGTCATACCCAACATTATTGTGGTCTTTGTAAACCGTGTAACCACTATTTTGATGGTCGGAATAAGCCGCATACCCAGTATTAACAAAATCCACATAAACGTTATAGCCAGTGTTAGTCCAATTGCTATAAGCGGTATAGCCTGTATTTTGCCAATTACTATAGGCACTATACCCAGTGTTAGTATGGTCACTATAGGCACTATACCCCGTGTTAGTGTGGTTACTATAAGCACTATACCCGCTATTAGTATGGTCGCTATATACCTCATAACCAACATTAGTATGGTTGCTATAAACTTCGTAACCTTTCAAATACTGGTCACTATAAACGTTATACCCTGAATTTTCATGATTGCTGTACACATCGCCATAACTATTCAAATGGTCAGAATAAGCACTATAGCCACTATTCCCCCAATCTATGTATTTGTAATAACCAATTATCGGCTCGCCAGCATATCCTCCATTTTTCCAATTGCTATACGCACTATAGCCAGAGTTACTATGAGCCCCGTAAGCACTATATCCAGTGTTATGGTGATCATCATAAGCACCATACCCCGTGTTCTGCCAGTCGCTGTACCTACCATAGCCTGTATTTTTCCAATTGTTATAAGCACCATATCCCGTATTAGTCCAATCGCTGTACCTACCATATCCAGTGTTAGTATGGTCGCTGTACTTGGAATATCCTGTATTCGTATGGTCGGAATACTTTGTGTATCCTGTATTCGTATGGTCGGAATATTTTGTGTACCCTGTATTCGTATGGTCGCTGTAAACTGAATAACCACTATTCGTATGGTCACTGTACTTCCCATATCCTGTATTCGTATGGTCGGAATACTTCCCATATCCCGTATTTACCCAATCGTCATAAGCCGTATATCCTGTGTCAGTATGATCTACATAGGCCAAATATCCACTATTCGTATGGTCATTGTAAACACTTCCAGGCACTTCTATCGGCTTTGCTACTGCTTTAATAATCCCAGACTTTGTCGCTATCCTTACACCACTATCCGCTACACTTCCAGGCGATGTAAGGTCTAACTCCTTTATTCCACTCGGCAAAGAAATACGCACATTTGATGGCTGTTCGCTCTGCCCTATATCCACCACTCGCAACGGTACGCTTCCACTAAGCTTTGCCACCTTCAACACACCGACAGCTGGTGTCTGCACTGCAAATGCTACTGGGCTTGTCCAATCCATCATATTGCCTGCACTATCCCATACTCGCACCTTCCAAAAATACACCATATTTTTCTGGCAAGTTATTGCATACGTCTTTGTACCCGTAAAATTCCCAGCTATAAGCCCTGTACTGTTCCAATCGCTGTCAATTACTCGCTTGTACTTTATCTGAAATCCAGACGCCGTAAATCCATCGTCTAAGGTAAAAGTCAGGTTTACGGTTAAACTACTTACCACCACACCCGACGGTGACAAGCTCTTTATATTAGTCGCCATTATAGGTCACTCCGCAACCAAATCCTTCCTACCGCTGGGTTTGTAGGATCTGACGTTCTAACTTCTAATGTCAAGGCCGCTGAACTCTGATTCCTTATGTCTGGAATATTCTGCAACTGTGTCCAGTCAACTGTTATAGCATCTGCTCCACCCTTCGCATGAGTACTTGCATGGGATGATGGCGTATATGATGACGGCTTATTCGCCAAATCATTCCAGCTCAATGTAGCTACTTGCACCCAGGCACTTCCTGTATCGTAATAAATTGCCTTTGTATCTGTAGCAACGTAAATTCTTCCCACCACACCCGCACTCGGCCTTGATGCCAATGTCCCTGCTTTTGCTTCTACTACTCCACCGCTATTTTTTACTGCACTTATCAGGCTTGGAGTAATATTATGCGGGTTGACAGCTGCTTTGTGCTGGTCTAATTCCGTCTTAGTCGCTACTGTACTATCGATAATGTCGTAATTCTCGTTTACCGCCGCACGGCTAACTACCTCGTTAGCCTTGGGCTTCTTTATTCCTAACCTCGGAGTTAAATCTGGCATTACGCAAACACCTCCAATTCGTCCCAAGTTAATTGTAACGCATCCAACCCATCCCACGTTAACGCCAAATCATCCAACTCCTGCCACGTAAAAAAGTTATAAACAAATTCAAAATTCAAATGGGCTGGTATAGTTTCTCGCATTGCTTTCTGAAAATCTGCCACATTAGGCGGAACACCCTTAGCATCTACGAAAATAATCTTTAAAGCGTAATTCTCAATATCTTCCACAATCTTTATTACGCCATACTCGAAACTTTCTGCTACGCTTTGCAACAATTTATGTGTAGCTGTCTGTGATGCCCTAAGCTTAGCCAATATATTTGCACGTCGCTCCTCCACCGCCTTACTCTCATCTACAGGTAAGCCAAGTGCTGTTTCCCACTTCTCCAAGCCCCAAGTCGCTGTATTCACAAAGAACTGTTCCAATATCTCGTCTAAAGTATCGTTCAACCTATCAATTTCATGCCCTTGTGCATCCCAGACACTTCTCATTACGTAACTGGTAAGATAGTACGGTGGCATTCTTTCCAATATCCTATTTCCCGCTTCACTTATCATGTAAATGTCACCGTCCCAAGCACAGCTACTTCCTGCTCGCCTATCGGAATATTATTTGTAGCACCATTCACCAACAGGTTGGAATACTCCACCACCCCAGGCGTATCTAAAATAACGCTTCCAATCTTCACATATCGCACATCATTATCTTGCTTAAATGTCAATGAC